CCGCCGTACCTTCATCGTCAGCCTTGTTAGATGTCACGTTCCAACGCTGTGCACTGACATTCTTAACAGTCGGTGACCACCATGGTGTGACTGCAATATTCTTCGAAAGTGCAGCCTTCTGACCTCTCGAATCTGTAACCGTTGATTTAAGAACAACTGTACCAGAAGACTTGAGTGGCTGTGTCGTAAAGAAACTGTTAGGGCCAGGTATGCTCTGTCCGTCAATCTCGTTTTGGTAGTACGTGATTGTAGCACCATTCTTCGTTGAAGTAGATACATTGCATTTGACTTTCGAAACACCTTGTATAATTGTTGATGCTCCGAATCTTTTTGCAATTGCAGCATCTTCATTTGTGTATGTGATTCCTGTGACACTAGGCTCATAGCCGGATGGTAGTACTAAATCCAATCGACAGTAGTTAGTACCGATGTACTTTCCAGCATGGTTATATGTATCTACCTTGAATGTCATATATGAATATGACGTGTTAGTCATCTTGTTGATTAACGAAGTTGGAACTGTCCACTTGAATTCATCATTCCACTGATTATCGGCAATCTGTACATTCATATCATAATAACTGTATGAGATTACATGACCAAAGTCAGATGATGCCCTAGGTGTCTTGATTGTGACACTGTTGCCAAAATATACAGATGCTGGAGAACAGTAAGGCTTAGTCGCTCTAGGAATGACATCGCAGTCGATACCACCCGAAGCAGATACACTACCTACATAACTGCCCGAAAGAGTTACCTTCAATTCCTGTGAGAATGAGAAATCAAAATGCTTCCCACCGTTACTGTCATGAGGGATTCTAATATTAGTAACTGTCGCAAGTGTCTTTGTTCCACTTCCTCCGATAGTCACACCACCCGACCAGATGAGGACACCATTTGCCCACATAGAGCCGTATTTAGTAGCGCTTGAGTTAATATTCCACTTATAGTATTTAGTTAGTGTAGCAGTCCATAAATCATAGTTTCCGTCAACATTGACACTTGTTCGTGTCATTGTCATTGTGACATTACCATTGCCACCACCAAACGATGCACTGCATGATGCACTTGTTGCCATCAGTCACCACCTACTTTCTTAAAAGTCAATGATCCATCGCTGTTAACAATGAATCCGAAGTTTCCAATCCTTAAAGAACTAGAAACTTCGATGTTTGAGTTATACATTCTGTTATTAGCAAAATACGCTACTTCGTCATTATTCTGAAGAATAGAGTATTTGCTGTTTGTCTGTTTTGTCTTGAATTCAGATTCCTGTTTACCTATCTCTATGCCTTCTGCATTGAATCTGATATAAGTGTTCAGCTGAGTCTGATTGTTTGATACGGTATCAGAAAGAGAACTAAAGTCTTCTTTCTTTACAAATCCCATCTGAATGCTTTCTGTTGTCTGCTGAATAGTAGATACAGTAGAAGCAAGGTTTGCACCGTCAGAGGCACTGTAATAATTCTCTGATACTGTCTGTAAGATGGATGTCTTTGTCTGTTCTATAGACGAAGATGCATTTTTTGTTGCCTGCTGCAGCTGATTGTTCATGTTGTTTATTCTGTTGTCGTAATCATCAATGATTGACTTTAGGTCATTTGCAAGCACTGGGGTGGTCGTAGTATATGTTCCATCATCCCATAATATCTTCGACCTAACCCAGTAATAATGCTTGTCAATGTAGTCATCGGGAACGCTTTTCCACCCGCTACTGCTTGCGTCGGGCATTTCCGTTGCAGAATCTGATAGATAATACTCCGGAGTGATTGAGCGAATTCCCTGCCCGTCCTCGCCATCATTGACTCTCACGAGGGTCATGCTAGCCGATGCCTTAATCATATGATTATCCTTCTAACTGTGCGCTGAATGTTGCCTTGTTTGTAATATCACCTGCACCGATTGTGTATGTCGCACCTGTTGCTACAGCAGTAGTTCCGCCGTCCTTATACCACTTGATGGTTCCTAATGCAGATAACGCAGAGCCAGTCACTTCAACTCCACCCTTGTAGACATGAGCAGTTAAAGTTGTAGCGATAGCAGTGTTCTTGAAGATTGTTCCACCGCTTGAAGTGATTACCATCGTGATAGCATCTAAGCCATCCTTCCCGTTAGTTCCATTTGTGCCTTTGTAAGATACAGAATATGATTCAGTAGACTTACCATCCGAATAGTTTACAACAGTCTTTGTCCATAAGTACTGACCATTTGCCACGCTAGGTACTGTAGTACTCCAAGTTCCTGTTGGAGGAGTAGTGCCGCTTGTGCCTGCCTGGTATGTTACTGATGTTGAACTTACAGTAACGCTTGTACCGTTTGAACCATTTGAGCCGTTTGTACCCTTGTAAGAGACTGAATACGCTTCTGTTGATTTGCCGTCAGAGTACTTTACTACTGTCTTAGTCCATAAGAACTGTCCATTTGGCACATTAGGAACTGTTGCACTCCATTCACCTGTTGGCTTAGTAGTACCACTTGCCCCGACCTGGTAAGTAACAGAAGTTGAACTTACAGTAACACTTGTACCATTCTGACCTGTCTGACCCTTGAATGCGATTGAGTAACTGAATGTCTTGTTGATTGTGATATCACCATCAACGACGATAGGGATAGTGATAGTGCCACTCTTAGTTAATGCAGATGTTGCAGTAACTATGATTGTTGGCATTGGTGCTTTTCCATCAGATACCGCTGAAATTCCTGTAGGACATGTGATAGTTCCTACGGTACATGGAACCTGTTCACTCCCGCACAATGCCATTACCTGTGTAGTAGTTGTCTGTGTACCGTTTACAGAAGTAGTAGTACCTAAGAATGTATAGTTGTCATTAGTTAATACAACCGAATAACCATCGGTTAAGTCGATAACGTCAATCTGATTGACCGCTTTAATTGCCATAATTTTCCTCCTAAATGTTTAACTCGCAGTTGAATACTGCCTTGAATTTAATGTCCTTTGCTGAAATAGTAAACATGAACTCATTATCGTTGAGTCTTGAATCATCTAACGGGATCTTGCTGAATTCTGTCTCTCCATGCCTTTTGATGAACCACTGCAGATATGCATTATCTCCAAATGTTTCTCTCAATTTTGAAGAGTTATCAATCACAACTCCACCCACATATATACTTACTGTGAATATAGTTGCCACATCACTGTTCTTGAATGTCGTGCCATTTGATGATTCTATACACAACAATATAGAATCCTCACCTTTTGCACCTGTTATACATACTGGCGTACTGTATGTGACAGTATTGTTGATCGTTGTGGCGGTTCTCTGCCATATATAGAATCCAGGACGCCATGTCGGTGCAGTTTCTGACCACCCTGTTTCTGGTGGAATTGTTCCGTCATTCGAAGAAGCATACTCGCAAACAAACTTCTTAACTGAACCCTGTGCCTGTTTGATCGCTTCTCCAGCCTTTTCTTCAACTTCTGATACCCTTAGCGATATCTTCTCATTAGACAGGCTTAATTGCTCCATCTTGTCATTGATGCCTTCCTGTTCCTTTGCGATTATATCCAGTTTCAAGGATTCCTGGTCCTGCTGAACCTGCAGCTTTCTGATTCTCTGTGTATTCGTCACTTTATTGATGATTTTTTCTTCATTCTTTGTAGATACCGTCCCATCCACGGTAGACATTGAAAATTCTCCGCCTTTGAATTCTACTGATAGATCTGTAACAAAGAAATTAAATTCATCATTATAGTTGATTATGCATCCAGGTTCTAGATCATCAATAGATATCATACTTACGCTCTGCACCTGGCTGAAAGTGATTCCGGATAGCTGTGTATATAATTGATCTATGATTGACTGATCATCACAGTACAGATTGTTGCCATCAACAAAAAGAGAGTTTCCTGTCTCATCACCTTTTTCTAGTGGATTCATTCCATTTTCAGCATATATCCTTGTTAATGTATAATCTTCATTCTTTTCATAACTGATAATATCCTGCGTAGATGCATATGCCGTTTTCGAAAGAGGAACAAATTTAATAGTTTCTTTCTCATCAGCAAATACATTTGCACCAAACAGTTCTGCAATCCAGCCTAAATAATTTCTTATAACAATCGTGTTGTCATACCATGCTACACTTTTTTTGAGCACATAGCTTGGTATATTATCTCTTTTAATAGAAAGACCAGTAAGAGATTCAATTTCATCCAACTGGTCTTTTATCGTTACTGGATATGAAAGTTTTGTATCATACGCAATATCTAACTGATAATTGCAGTCATACATTTTCAAAGTCAATTCTTTTGTATATTTCTCTGGCTGATCATAAATTTTGAAATACCTTTTTTTTGAAGAATCATTTTCCTGGGTTTCCCAGATAATATCTAGATCAAGATTGTCAAGAATACCATCATAATTATCGAACTTGACCTCAAGCTGTGCTGATGGGACATTACCTATCATACAGCCATCAGAAAAAGAGACAGACAGCTTATAACTTAGCAGTCTGTCAGTTACATCATTATTTCCGTATTTAATAAGCATAGTATCACACCTCTATTAAAGAAACAGAGAATGATTCTGCTTTTATTCCTGTCTTAACTCTTTTGTAGTTATATTTTTTATTCCCTGCATACATTATCTTGGTTCCTCTTATGCCATGATCAGGGATATATAACTCGCAAGTAAAAGTCGATGGTGTTAATGCTTTAAGAAGTGACATAACATCTGTCAGAGGCGTTATTTTGTACGTTAAGGTCACTTTCAGCATATTTGCACGAATTCTGTTCCTTCTCAATACGCCAGTAGATACCGGTCTGACACTATCGCTATCAAGATCACTAATCTCTACACTTATTTCAGAAGGTGTAGGAAGTGCTGTACCATTAACTTTTATTTTTGCTTCATCTGCCATAAGTAGCACCTCCTAATAGTCAAATACAGGCTTTCCTGTACGTGCTTCATAATCTTTGATGTTATCAATTACCATTTTGGTAATAACCTTGCCATCTTCTAATACCAGATTAATAACATAAGTGGCATTTCCTCCACCTTCCTGGACAGGCATTCTTTCAATAAGTCTCTCAGCAATCATATCAAGACCTCTTGTATTTCTTTGTAAAGGAATAACTGCTTCTGGTCCAGCCTCACCAAACACTGCAGGTGTAGCTCTGTCAACAACAGCACCTTTTGCAAGTCTAGGTATTTCAGAAATGTGGAATCCTTTTCCGCCGACACCAGGAACCCAACTAGGGACCTTAATCTTATTAATCCCCCTGATGAACGTGTTAATCCCACTGATAATCGCATTCAATGGTGCTTTGAACATATTTCCCAAACCAGAAATAATGCTGTGGAATATCTGTTTTACACCTTCCCACGCCTTTCTCCAATTACCTGAAAACACACCTTTAATGAATGTAATAATTCCATTGAATACACCTTTCATCATTTCCCAGATTGATTTTACTGTTGCCAGGAATCCATTTAAGCCGACCCCCAAAAGACCTAGGCTCTTTGTCCAATCTGTATAAAAGATAGTCTTGAGGAAACTGCTGAACCCTTCGAAAATCTGTTGAATTCCCTTCCATGCTTTGTCTGCATCGTGCGTGAACACACCTACAAAGAAATCGATTAATCCTTGGAAAATTTTAGTTACAGATGCAACAATTTTTGAAATAATATTTCCCCACGTTTTGAAGGAGTTAGTTAAATTTCCTACAACAAAATCAACGAGAGGAGAAAGGATATTCTTCCATAAGAAATTGATCACATCACCTACCGTATTAATAACTGGTTTCATCGATTCCCACATCTCTATTACACCTTTTAATGCAATGCTGAGAATAGTTACAAGGAAATTAGCAAGAGGAGCCATAATATTCTTCCAGAATGATAATGCAACAGTTGCAACTGCCTCGACAGCTTTCACAAATACTTTTGCAAGAAATGTTGCAATAGGCACTATGATTGTATTGAACACATCAAGTAGGAAAGAGAATAATGGCTGAAGAATATTCTTATAAATATTTTTTAATATCTCCATCAATGCATTCAATGCATCAATAACAAGTTTTCTGAACGTTTCGCTTGTCTGATAAAGATAAACCAATGCAGCGACAACGGCACCGATTGCTACTGCTACAATTGCAGCAGCTCCTGCTGTTGTTCCTAATACTCCCTGAATAACAGACAGTACTCCCCAGTTTGAAACTGCCAGCCACAACTGCTGGAAAGGAGCAATAAGAGCCGTAACAGCAGAAACAATAGCTCCCCAATGCATTATTGTCTCAAATGCTAAAAAGCCGGCTACAATGCCAGCAATCAATGCGATAATAACAGGCTGATTTTCATCAAACCATTTTCTTAATTCCTTAAGTTTTTTCAGAATTTTATCTACTGCTTTCGAAATCTTATCACTGCCCTTATCAGCTTTATCTTCTCCTTCTCCCCAATCAATTCCACCAATATCATAGCCACCATCACCGACACCGCCGGCGCCGGCGCCTCCGTTTCCTCCTGAACCGCCTGCTCCTGATGAATCTGAAGAATCGATATTATTTATCTCATCTATTGAGGCCAGTGTGCCTAAAGCCTTGGCGGTCTTTTTGGCCTGTCCCTCTGTTCCTTTAAGCGATTTATTTAAACCCTTAGAAGAGTTGCCCGCAGATTTCATAGAACTTCCTGCTGATTTTGAAGAATTTCCAACAGAATTAATTGCTTTAGTTGTCTGTTTTGTACTAGCTTTTGCAGAGTTGGACTTTTTACCAAATAATTTGCCAAAAACACCCGCAATAACATTTGCTACAGTAATAACCTTCCCGATTACTGTATTGAGTACTCTGATAACAGGTGTAAAAGCTGCAACAAGACCATTACCAATAATGCCAAGAAGCTGTTTCCATTGTTCCTGGAGTATTCTGACCTGATTTGCCCATGTGCCACTTGTTCTTGCAAAGTCTCCTTGTGCAAGTGATAACTGCTGCATAACATAGTTATATCTTAAAGTAACAAGTTCTGCCTGACTCATATTGTTGATATTTGTTGTAATACCTTGAGATAGTGCATACTGCTGCAGATTTGTCTGTGTCATTACGATGCCAAGATCTTTTAAGGTCTCAGTTTCTCCAGTGAATACAGATTTCAATTTCACATCTGCTAATTCTTGTGAAATATTATAGAAAGATGCAACGTCTCCTGTTAATCCAGCAAGCGATATTGCCATGTCACTTGCTTTGTTTGCTCCAAGGCCCATGCTTGAAGCCATTGCCATATACGTAGAGGCCGTTTTCTTTGCACTGAGCTCACTCATACCGAACTGCTGAATAGAGTTGCTGGCAAACCTTTCAGCTTTCCATGACATATCACCAAATGCTACATCAACAACGTTCTGTACTTCGGTAAGATTGGATGCTATGCCTATTGCCTGTCTGCCTAATCCAATCAATGCCTTAGTTCCTTTGTATGCTGCTGCACCAATTGCAGCAAAGCTGAATGCAGATTTGATTTTTCCAAAAGCATTATTTATGATATCGGTTTGATTGTTTATGTTTTTACTTGCGCTTTTTGTCTGATTGACTGCATCATTCAATGAAGAATTGAATTTGCTTGTTTCAGCGGAGATTATAACTTTAAGTTCCTCTAATGTCATCCATTTTTACCTCCACCATATTTTCTGTTATGATAATTTGCAAACTTTCTTCTCTGTGCTTTGAAGTTTTCAAATTCATTGTACTCCTGCTGCTTTTTATGCTTTTCTTTCTCTTCTTCGAACAGACCAGGATAATAATCCCAAAGACCATGCATCTCTTTTTGATTATCATTTCCATTAACAATAAGATCAATGCCTTCTATAATCTGTTGAGCAAGGTTATGAGCATGTATTGCCTGTTGTTTCTGTTTGTATTTCTCTCTTCTTCTGTAAGAATCTATTTCATCTATAATATCTCCAAAAGATGAATTCCAGAATGCATCAGTGCTTATACAGCAGTCAAGAGCGATAGGATATAATTCATTGATCATATCGCTCAGTGTCTGATATTCTACATCTGCTCTTTTGCTTCCTCGATATTTTTGTTCATCGTATCTGCCTGAGCCTGTGAGAAAAAACCACTTACCTGAAAGATTGGAAGAAACACATCAGTCATAAACGAAAGCTGTGAGCCACCTTCTTCTTCGTATTTATCAAATAATTCAATTACATCTTTTTCTTTGATACCATGATTGTATTTCTTTATCGCACCATGAGTGATAAGCAGCATCACTTTAAGCGGTGGCATCTCATTATTTTCAGTATTTGAAGAAATAACGCTTAGTAGATTTGCATTGAACAAACTTTCAAGTCTGATAATTTCCTGAGTTGTGAGTTTTAATTTATATTCAGTATCTCCTACCTTCCACAAAGCGAAAGGCTGTTTTTTTTCTTGTTTCTTTACAGGTTCTTTTTCTTCTTCAAGAATATTTAAACCTTCTGATAATGCTCCCATTTTATGCCTCCTTTATCCAATAATTGGGTCAGTGATTGTAAACGCAGATGATAATGCAATGTTCATATCAAATTCAATTACACCATTGACTCCTCCACCTGTTCTTTTTAATGAAATCTGTCCATTGAATTCTGTGGTAGTACCATCTTTTAATGTTTCTTTACAAGATAATACTTCCCCACTCTCTTCATATTTTCTTAATACTCTGTATGGGCTGTCAGTTTCTGTATTATCATATTTGAATTTATATGTAATATCTCCTGGATCTCCGATACCCATTTCATATACTTTCTGTGTGTCATCAAGATCACTATTTTCTACTTTTTCAGGTTCAACACCAATTTCTGGCAATTCTTTTAATCCCTTTAATTTGGTATAGCTTGTTACTGTCTTGCTTTTAAATTCTAACTTAGCACCATTTGCTAGCATAATGATTCCTCCATTAATTTAATTTGTATGATAGATAAACTGCTTCTTGCAGTCTATGATTGCTTCATATCTCATCTGTTTATGTTTTAATCCACTTGGATCAGGAACATCGGAACATGATGTTCTCAAGAATCCTAGTGTTGTCATCACATCATCTACGTCACATGCAGTCTGACTGGTACTGTTGTTATCCCATATGTCAATTCTGTAGCGGATATATGATGACTGTTCTTTATCATCTGTGAACTCTTCAACCTTATTTTCTTCTTCAACAAACTGTACAGCAGGAAGCATAGACCAGTTGTGTGGATATGCGTCACTTGCATTTTCAGAAACCTTAGATAATTCTTTATATACGATGTCTTTTACATTAATCATTTTATTTACACCTTTCTTTGAGTTTTTTCATAAGCAATTTTCTAGCATTATCATTTATCTTATCTATATTGTCATGCATCGCCGGATACATGAATGGTCTAGCATACTGACCTTTTGTAAGATATCCAATAGGCTTATCCCCTTTATAGACAACTTTAAAACCATAGCCTTCCGCTCTATCAGGTGTCATCGCATCACCTGGTATCATCCATCCCTGTTGCTTATAATGCACATTGACATTTGGTGAAATTCCATTGTGATTTGCTTCACCGTTAGGCCCTGTGCCGAATTCATAATAAGCAGCATAAGGAGAATTAGTATAAACAGTTGCTTCTGCACCTTTTGATGTACTTTTGTTTCTTACTTTCACAGATCTTATTAGGTCACCACTTACATATGTAATAAGAAGTCTGGCTTGTGCCTGTACCAATAATCCGCCTTGTCTTACAGCCTGTGTGCATACTTCCGATGCATCATTGGCAGATATCTGCTGAAGTTTTGAGATAAGTCTATCTGCATTTTCTAGTTTGCTCATAATCTTTCAATCTCTATGTGCTTAAAACGCTTATATTTCTGCACACTGACGACTTTATAATTGACACCCTCATAAATAATCATGTCGTGAACATTTATCGTTAAAATACCATAATAATGCATATTCATGATTGCATGGATGCGCATCCCATAAAGTTCAAACTGTGTTGAGCTACTTGCTGGATAAATAATCGCTTCATCATCGTATCTTTTGGATTCATATTCTTCGATATTATTACCCTCAGAATCTTTATAAGGTTTGTATCTTCTAAGAGTGAACTTCTTCAGACTTTTTTTCTTCATCTCTTCTTCTCCTTGCTATTGGTGTTAGGCGATAATTATCTACTGCTGATAATATCTCATCTTCTTTCAGATAAGATTCGTTTTCTCCACCTTCACTATATGATGCAAGTCCTTCATTACCTCTTCTTTCGTATCTTGCAAGTGCAAGAGTAAGAACATGATCATAAAGAGGTTCTATAAGTTCTGATCTGTTTGCTCTCATAAGAACTCTTTTAGAAGCATTAGAAACAAAAAGAGAGACCATATCATTATCAGTCTCTCCAGTAAGAATTTTAAAATCTCTTTTGATGCTATCCATTCTTGTTTGCCTTGATTACAGCAAAAAGCTCATCTTTTGTAAGAGAGTCGTCTGCATCAATATTCATTTCTTTTGCTAGTTCTTTGAGTTCTGCAATATTCATCTTGCTTAAAGGTTTGTTCTTCTTAGCTGATTTTTCTTCAGATGATTCAGATGATAGCAAAGCTTCTAAGCTATCTTCTACGATATAATTAAGCGGATCTGCTTTACATACTTTTATCACGTCTTCATTGATACATTCTGTCGTGATACCAGTCTTAATATTTTTAATAAAGCTCATTTAAATCAGTTCCTTTCTTCTATTCAGGATTAGCAGTCAATACAGCAATGCATTTAGACTGGAATACCTTTGCACCATATACATGTAACCCTTTGACTGCATCAGAGAATCTTTTCTCTGGTCTGTATGCTTCCGTCTTTAAAATCTGTTCTGCATATGAACCAGCTTCTTCTGTACCACCGATGATCTTATACTTTGTCTTTGTAGTATTAGGTACATTGTTTGATACGTAAACTGTGAAGCCTGCTGCATTACCTACTTCACCGCCTTCTAAGATCGCTTTATTATAATCTGTACCATTGCCTACAAAGCGCTGGTCCTTTAATAATAAGCCATGATACCATGCTGGAATGACTACCCAGCGCCCGACTGTAGGAACATTTGCTTCTGTTAATTTAACTCCAAGATCCACCAATAAATCATAAGCAGTTTCTTTTGTCGGCACTTTTGGAGTTGTATCATCACCAATAGTATTATCAGTATGTACATTAATGGCTAATAAATTGGCTGCAAATGCATCTACAACATCATTCATTGCATATGCTGCACGTTCCATGGCTTTATCCATTAGTTTTGGGTTGGTTTGTGCATTATCAACATCATCTACTGAAAAGTTAAAATACTTTGCCTGGTCAATTTTCAACTCCTGCTGTGCACCAGACACGTCTTCAGGTGCTTCAATATCAGTTCCTTTTGTATAATCTTTGATAGTGATATCACCAATCTGGTTTACCTTTACAGTATCACCAAAATTTTTGATTTCTCCTTCATAGTCTCTATTAAGAAGATTTAAATATACGTGTCTCTTATCCAAGTGATTTAATAATCTTGCGCTCCAAATTTGTGGAATAAATTTTTCTACTGACATATTCTGTTATTCTCCTACTGTTTCATTAATTTTTGTATTTCATCCCAATTTTTATTAATTTCTTGGGTGCTCATATTTTTCAAAGAATCCATAGTAATTGCACTGTTCTCTGGTGCCTTTTTAGGTGGTTCTTTTCCTTTGATACGCTCTTCAACAGCCTTTTCAACAGCAAACTGAAAAGCCTTCTCAACTGTATCGATAGACTGTTTACACGCATCAGCATCTGTTAGATTAAGAATTTCAGCCAATTCTGTAGGAATACCCTTATCAGCAAGCTGAACTTTTGCCTGTGCAGTCAGTTCTCTTCTGGTAATTGCTGCTTCTCTGTCATCGAGTTCTTTTGCTCGTTTTCTTTCCTGATATTCCTTTTTCTCTTTTTCACTCATATTTTCAAGCTTTTGAGCTTCTGTTCTCTGATCTTCAAGATGCTTTTCCCAGGACTTTCTTTCTTTTGCAATTCTTCCTTGAACAATTTTATCAACATCCTTCTGGGTAAACGTCTTTGGTTCCTGAGTTGATCCGTTGTTATCCTGAGTGTTCTGATCCTCTTGACCATCGCCAGTATTCGCTTCATTTCCCGGGTCTTCAGCAAATAGCTGCAGATTAAGAGGCATCATTTTGTTTTTATCTTTCATTACACTTCTCCATTTAAGGTCCGTATGACCATCCCATCTTTTTATGTCATAAGTTTTTGGACAATAATACAATGCTTATTTTTCTTTCTTAATATCTTCTTGGCAAACAACAACAGCTTTCAGTTTGGTAAGTTCTTTAGCTCTTTCTTCATCAGCTTCAAATACTTCACCGACATATCTGACAACACCACATTGCTTATCAATAAGATTATGAATAACTTTTAGCTTCATCTTTTATCTCCTTTCTTCTTATTTCAGACAAAATAAAAAGACATCTAATAATGCCTATGCCTGTTCTTATTCTTTTCCAATACACTTGATTTGCTTCTTTCTTTAGGCGGTCCTTGTGATAATTCTGATACTTCATGATATTCATGACCGCAGATCATGCATTCATAGTGCGTATTCCTTACCATACAGTTTCTATGATTATCATAATAATATTTAGAATTAACCTCATAGTAACAGTGTCTATGTTTTCTTAATCCCTGGGCCATCATTTGCCTCCATTCTGGGTAAAATAAAAACCGACTAACAGTCGGCTTGTATTTTCTATTCAAAATAAATTCCTTTTTTATTTCTTGGATATTTTCTTCCATACCACCTCGGATACAGTTTTCTCATTGATTTTCCTTTTTTTAAACAATACTCTATCATATCCTCATCTGTGGGAAACTTAGTTTTATCCCTGTGAAATCCCCAAATATACGAAAATGGTTCGCCGAATTTCTTTTCATATTCCTCGTACAGAGCTAGTTTCCTTTTTTCCTCAGGCGTCATTTCTCTATTTAAGCCAAAAAAATCAATTAATTCTTCTTGTTCGCTTGTTTTCATAAATATACCTCCTAAAACAATTCCTCAAAGAGTTTAAATGCATTCGGAAATATTCTCTTCAATTTTTTTTCTTGTCTTGAATCTATTAAAATTGATTCATAAAAATGTGCAAATGATTCAGCACATAATGTTACATTATTCCAATACTCCTTTTCATGATAACAATTACCCTTACATGCATTTCCGGTTAATCCGCTTACAATATCTGATACAAAATCATATGATGAATCTTGGGACTTTTGCATTATATTGGAAAAAATGTTATAAAATTCCTTTTTCGTACTACAATTATAACACTTCATCATATTGACCGTAAATAAATCCCAATCACTTTTTAAAGTATTAATAAACAGCTTTGAATTTGACAACATCACTTCAGAACCATATTCTTTTCCTAAATTATAATCAATGTGGTGTGCAATTTCATGAATAAGAGTATCAATAATTTCATCGTCATTTACATTAAATCTAATCCCCACTTTTTTACTTTCGATTGTAAAATGAGGAATATCTATTGCTCTTTCGTTAAGAATTTGTATTTTTGATAACTGACTAATAAACATATCTTTAGCGTTGCTAGATTCGCTTTGCGATATAGCCATAAATACTTTGTCCTTTATATTATCATTTAAATCCGTAAAACTAATGGGTTTCTTTTTATCTGTTAATTTATAATAAATCTTAGTCGCCATTTCTTTTAATGGCCCTTCAAATCTGTTCTCTTTTATTTTCTTTTTTAATGTATCAAAATTATCAATACCATGCTTATCTTGTTGTCTTTTTAACCACTGATCATAGCTTTCTTTAACATCTACAACCTCATCCTTTCCAGTAATCGGATTACGCTGTCTTTTCTTCATATCATCAGTGATTCCTTCGATATATGGAATCATATGTGAACGACAATTAGGATGAAGTGGAGGAACATTAACTCCTATCTTTGCGTCTTGGACATTTATAATACTTCTATCATGCTGTTGGCATATCTTTGATGTTCTGCTATCATGAACAGCTATGAACATCTCTTTCTCGATACCTGCATCCTTGAAATTAACAAGATCAATAAAATTGATGAACGCAGCCATCTCTGTCCTTACGAGTCTTTCACAATTTGCTGCACCTGCTGCAAACTTATCCTGTAATGTTTTGGACATTTCTTTATGAGTCTTTCCCATGATAACACCCAACATTAATTGATCCTTTAGCTCATTGCCTAGATTTTGAGCATTTCCCCATATTCTTTTAGAATAATTCTTACTATACCAGGTAGATTTGAGCATAAGATCTACTAGTTCTGGATCTATTTCAGAAAAATCATAAGCAATCCCAATCCCTTTTGATATATTGAACACATTTCTGTAATAACCGTCATATATCCCTTTTAGATAGGCATCTGTGCTTTTTTCTTTTTCAAGATTATATTCCAGCCTCATCAGAGAATCCAATTTGTTCTGTAATTCCATTAGTCTATTTATTCTTGCTTGATAGGCTGGAGCATCAAGTTTTTTTAAAAGTTCTTTTTTTGCACTGCTTGATGGATTGTTTTCAAGCTTCCTCTTCAGTTCTGCATAATCATGATCATTCACAAGATTATTAAGCAGTTCTCTTGCTTCCTTTTCTGACATAGGTGCTGAATCTGTTCTATGATGATTTCTGTATGAATCAAATATTCCTTCTATCTGTTTATCTGTATACAGATAGGCTTTATGATAGAATCTTTTTACTTCTTCGATGTCTGCAACAGCATTCTTAAGAGCATTTTCAAGTTTTTCAGACTGACGTTTTTTCCAGTATTCTTCATTTTTCATATATCAACTAAGAAGCCTTATTAATACCGATAGAATCTGATTCATCATCTTCACTATCGGAAGGAGCATCTTTTTCATCATAGAATGAAACATCATTTTGAGTTTTGAATAATGCCTGCTGTGTTTTGATATTTTCTTCATTTTCTTTCTTTACCTTTTCTGCTTCATTAGAAGCATCCTCAACAAACGGAAGCTGTTCGATAAGAGTTTCATTTGATACCTTTCCACTTAAATTCGCAATCATCTGTGCAAGTTCATTTAAATTTTTAGGAAGTTTTCTAGTGAAAGTTATCTTGATATTGTTCTTATTGATGTTAATTGCTTTAAGGCCAAGATAATTACAGAATAGGTCTATCCTTCTTCGCAAACCTTTCTTGTAATACTTTTCTTTTTCTCCAGTAATCATTTGAAGTCCGAGAAGCTTATATTCCATTGCTACTCCTGAACTATTTCCTACAAAATTTTCATCTGTAAGATTTGGTACATGAGAAAAAGTATAGATATCTTCTTTAATAGCTTTTCTTAATACTTCCATTCCGCTTTCATCGAACGTTCTAGAAATATATTCAGCTCTTGCTTCGCTTGGAAGTTCTAATAAACCATTCTCTTTTAGAATCTTCATTGTTTCGCTGACTTCTTCATTATCGTCACCCATCAGAGAACCGTAGACAACTAGCAGAGCCTCAACGAACTGTTCTTTATCATTGACACGATCACTCATTAATTTGTTATAGGCATCTATCAAAGAAATCTGCTGTTCAAAATCACCTATGCATAGCTTATTGTTTCTGTATTCGATTATTGGAACATCACCGAAATAATGAGGAACCATTTCTTCAATCATCCTATGCTTATGACTAGAACAATCTATAATCATCGTATATCTATAATTCTTTGTTACCACTGTTGCACGATAGCAATACTGATCAGTGATTGCATCTTTAAATCTGTAATAATAAACACCAAAAAGAAGATTCTGTTCAATTGTGTCATCATAAACAAGAAATGTATGATCTGCTTCAATGTTCCTGACAGCAATATCCGTAGTATCCTGTTTGATATAAACATATTCATACGCAACACCACAGACACTCATATCATGTGCATTATCCGAATCAGCATCATCAACATCTGCATTATCAAAAGCATCTGTTAATTTATCCAGCAATGTTTCATCATCACCATCATAAGTGTTATAGGATATTGGAGAATTCATGAAGTATCCAGTAGCAGTATCGGAAATGTCCTTAGCATGATTGCATATTACTTTGTTGTTCGCAGAACCCTTATATTTTTTCTGCCTTCTTTTAATGTCATGCTCTCCTTCATAGTATCTTTTATTTTTTTTGATTTTCCCTATGATATTCCTATGCTTATTAATCAGACTTTCTATCTGTACGATATTAAGTGATGACTCATCATATCTTTCTGCATCGATAGTAAATATATACATCTAATGTTCCTCCTATATCAGACATATTTGCTTCTGTTCTTTCCTGCACGTGCTTTTGATGCAATTATGTCTGTCTCACATCCATATCGTGCAGCATCTATTGAATGGTTGTTCTTATCCGGAAATTCACCTTTTAGGTTTCCTTCCTTATCTTTTTCAATTTCATAATTATTGAACTCTCTTGCAGTATTAGGGCATCTGATAGGATCAATGATTATCTGTTCGAGGTCCTGAAGCCATTTGATTCCATTTTCCACACTGTCAGGTCCTTTCTTAGCGCCCTTCACTCTTAGTCCTAATAATTTGAATTCATTGATTGTACGAGGCTCTGCACTATCACATGTCACTAGTTTATTCAATGGATTGAGCTTCTTGATCATCCTTACTGCTTTCTCATTTGAAAGACGTGTGCCGTAAACCTCACCAAAAATAAAAAGACGTCTACGCGTCTTATCAAAATGCATCTTTACATATGCAAGTGGGTCACCAGCATAACCAAAGTCCAATCCGTTTTTTAATCTGTCAAATACCTGTATTTCATTTTCGGTTATCTCTCTTATAGATAGATTGGTAAATACTTCTCCGCCAGTACCCGTAACCTCACCCATATAATCATGATCATATTTGGCAGGATTTACTTTTTTCATATGCTCGGCTTCAATAAGAAACTGCTCTCCAAGCCACTCAGGTGGCGCTTGTAAATAAGTTGTGTGGGAGACATATGTATCATCTCTTTTTACTAAAACTTGCCTGTTGCACCAATTTCTTTGTGATTCAGGAGGGTTGAAAGAATAAAAGACACAATACTCATGTCCACCACGCAGAAGCGACTGATTAATATTGGTTATCTTGTCATATGTTTCGAATTCATCACATTCTTCATACCATACGTATTTAACATAACCTATATGGACCTTTGTTGACTTCATTTTTTTAGGTTCATCGGCACCCTTGAATATTATCTGCTGACCTGTCGGCGTGTAAGTCATTTTTAATTTGGACTCAGGTATTAACCAATCATCTTGAGCACCTAACTTATAGATACCCCACTTAATCTGTTCATATACTGAATCTCTGAGAGTGTCTTTTACTCTTCTCATAACAACTGCATTACTCATTACACCTCGCTGTGCATCTCTCATAATGCCTAAAGGTATCTCAACACCGATAAAAGAAGATTTTAAAGAGCCACGCCCACCTTTTAGCCAATAATGCGTGTAGTCATTGTTTTTTACATGCTTATGAACTTCATAAAAAGCCGGACCAATGGTAGATTTCAAACTAACCTTATTCATCTATATCATCTACAATCACTGTCTTGCCGTTCGATGTAACATCTACATTGTCTTTGAACATACCGAATCTCTTTCCAAGAAGCTCTGCAGCTTTAAGCCTTTCTTTCTCGTCCGGAGGTTTCTGTACGACTTTTTGCGTACCATTACCACTCATGATCATTACATAGGATTCCGATTTAGCACGCATGACAGATGTGAGATACTCAACTATCTCTTGAATGTCGGCAGTATTCTCATTATGGATTTCTTCCATTTTTTCAGAGATATACTTTTGTATCTCTTCTTTTTTTAAAAGCTTAGAGGCAAGAGGTGCTGCACTTATGGCACTTTTACAATTGGCATAGACTGCTAGATATGCTCTTGTAGCATTAGTATCTTTTAGATACTCATCACAAAATAGTTTCTGCTTTTCTGTCATAGTCGCACCCCTTTCTTATCAAATAACAAAAAAGAGGCTTTATTATGCCTCTCTGCTTAATTTGCCTCTTTTTACCATTATATAACATTAATTAACGCAATACGGCGGTGAATGATGCGAGTAGCCATTAACTTGCGTTAACTCATGATAATAACTAGTTTTTCAATTGCATCATGTATATACTTCTCTGCTGTTCTCTGTGACACATGCAGCATGTCAGCAGTATCATAGATGCTCATTAATTCAATATATCGATAAAAGAGTACATCCCTATGATTGATATCATCTAGTTTATCTATATTTTGACGTATGAGAGCCATTTCTTCTAAACACCTATCCTTCATCAATATATAGTCATTCTGTGTCTTGGGCTCTGAATATGAACCTGTCGGACTGTCTCTATACGAGATTGCTTTAACATTGATTAACTTATTCTGTAGATAGTCTGCTTTGTCTTTTAGATTCCTATATGATTTTAAATATGTTCTGACTTCTTCGGCTGTCATACGTTACCTCCTGATTACTCAAAAATAAAAAATAAATAAATCACTATCACCAGTACAAATAAAATGAAAAACAAATTAATTTCACTCCTCCTTATCTTTTAAAGTATATACATAATATTTTCTTGGGGCAGTACCAGGATGCCTTGCGCTGTATTTGTCGCTGTTCTGATTGCTTGCCTTGCAGTAGAAACTAGCTAATCCAATGGATAGCCTATTAGCGCATTCTTCAGCAGTGCCTGCAATAATTACATTGTCATTCATGTCATAGACAACATAGAACTGCCTATCTTCATAGCTTGCTCTTTTCTTTTCTTTCTTGTGTACTTTTCTATGATCATATATGTTTGTCATATATTCCTCATTATCATACACACTCCCTATTTTAATAGGTATCTCATTTGAAAATACACTTTCATGCTTATATATACGTTGCCATCTATGTTTTAGAGCTAATTGAGTAGCATCAACATACTGACTTATCTTTTCTATTGATCCAGTTATATCGGTTCTTTTTCCGTTGCGATATAAAACAAAGTTTCCCATTAAACCTCCTTTCTGGAGAAGAAGAAAACAGTCCTTTACTCTTCCTATTGGTTTTCAATTTCCGTCTTCTCTTCTCCCAGCAACATCATAATTTTATAGTTGGATAGCAAAATTAGCGCTTCATACTCTTATTCTTTGCAAAAGAAGGTGAATGAGATTAAAGCAAAGCCATGACACTGCTGTTGTTTGTTGGTTTTAGAATAGAAAAATATGTTAGGGCATCGAATCCATGAGAGGATCTTGCTTTTAGAAAAGAATCTATTAAGTATGAGGGGGTCCTAATAAATTTTCTTGATAGTATATAAAATCTAATAAAGAACTCAATGCCCTGCTTGATTATCTGATGAATTCTGATTGAATGAATCTAGCTAGTTCCAGATATTCGTCATAGTCAGTTTTTTTGGTAGATATATCATCTAAAGAAATAATCATATTTCTATTATTTCGTGTTCTTGTTGCAATGATAACTCTATCTGCTTCGTAATTAACACCGTCATACCAGAAGTCTCCATTGTCTTTTTTGCCTTTGAAGTTCTTCAGATATTCCATGCGCTGTTCTGCTAACTCCATCGAAAGAAAGTATTCATCGAATACCAAAGTTGTTGGCGATTTCTTAGTATAGAACGCAATTCTGTAAGGATATGATTCTTTTGCATGCTTTTTTAGTTCAAATCTAACTCTTTCTAGATTGATAACAGAAAAATTATTTCTCATGTGTTCTTTTTCTTCTTCCGCTTCTTGATGTTTGAATACTTTGAACACTTCTACGAAATTACATTTTAATTTATTTGGTTTTCTTTCTATCTGTGGTTTTGGCCTTGGTTTAAGTTTAATTGTTGGTTCAATATCTTTAATAACTCCATCGAACCACTTAATCTTTAGGTGAAGATCATATTTATTTGAATTGTATATCTTACCATTTTTTGAATGGATTCTAAGAGTATCGTTTGAGATTCCAAAGAACTTCTTCATTTTATTACTGCTCCCACATGCTAAAAAGCTGCCATCATCTGCATTGTATGCATAATAAGAACCAGTTCTAATCATTTTCTACGTCTCCTTTATCGTTGTTTTGAATTTATATTCAAAAATCTTTTTCTTAATCTTATAAACTTCTGTCTTTCTACCTTTGACGTCTTCCACAATTTTAGTGTTATTGATGTAATAGACGAAGTCAGCAATATACTCCATCCTTCTTCTTTTTCTCTTCTTCCCATCAATTACAATTTCAAATGATGGGATAAGTTCAAACGGCACCTGCAGTTGCAAGTCGTGGATTTCTCCGTTTTCTTGCATCTGTTTAAGTTCTAGATATCTCTTAGATTCTTTTTTGGAATCGAAGGTAATTCCATCAACAATCACCTTCTTAGCGTTATATTTACTCATTAGAATTGAATGTCATCCTCTTCCATAACCAATCCTTCATCCTCGAACTGATGAATCAGTCCATTATTCGCATAGTTATTAACAGGTGCTTGGCTATTTACTGGTGCTTGTGCTGCAGTAGCTGCATTACTATCTCTCTTTGTATTAATAAACTGAACAGAGTCAGCAATCACCTCAGTAACATATACCTTTTGGCCTTGGCTATTGTCATAATTTCTTGTCTGGATTCTTCCATCTACTGAAACCATCGAACCTTTAGAACAGTATCGTTCTGTATTTTCTGCAATCTTCCCCCAGCATACGCAGTTAATGAAATCAGCTTCCTGATCATCGCTCTTGAAGTTTCTTTCTACTGCTAGGTTAAAGCTTGTAACAGCTTTCCCACTCCCTGTTCTTCTTAATTCAGGGTCTCTTGTAAGTCTTCCGACTAATAAAGCACGATTAAGCATTAATAGTGTTCCTCCTTGTCATTTATTGTCATAAGTTATTATTCTCCTTATCTTCTTCTATGCCATTCACAACGACCGACACAATAACGAACACTGCAATAGCAATTACTGATATCACGATAAGAACGCCAACAATCAGCATAACGATAGCAAACACAGAAAATACATTTTCTAATACCTGTAATAAAAACATATATCTATCACTCCTCGTCTAAATCACAAAAATAATCGAGATATTTATCATCAGTAAATGTAATCATTGTAGGATCAACACGATGGATATTGCCTTTTTTATCTTCAATTAAAGCGAATACAAGACTTATCTGTCCTGCTGAATGTCCACCAATAGCAACAGATTCTCCTATAACATTTGACCACTGTTCAAAACAGTGAAATATATAATTTTCATTTTCATATCTGCATGTTCTATAAAAACTCACCATAATCACTCCCTAACTGATAAACAAGTAAATCATTAGCGCTAGTGTAGCAACATAAGCCACTGCTAAGATAAAGAAATCCCTGTTAGCCTTTTTGCAGCTTTTAACAAGTCTATTGTTTAATTTCTGAAGATCTTCCATCTTTTTGATGTCTTCATGATAGATGCATAATATAGTTTTGTTTGCTTTTTCATAACTTTCGCACTTTCTTTTAAGAGTATTGTTTTCTTTTTTTAAATCTTGGCATACTTCTTCAAGTTCTCCATATTCTTCTTTCAAATATGAATACTCTTCTTCTAGCTTCTTATATTCAGCTTCCTTTTCCTCTACAATTTCCTGTACTTTTTCAGCGCTAAAAACTGCCATCACATCTAGCCTCCTCTTCTAAATCTTTTATATAATCCTGAGTTCTTTTCATAGATCTTCCTACTTTGCTTTTTATGATTTCAGCAATTTCATATACATCTAGACAATCCATCGCATATAGTTCACATATGCATATCAATACATCTGCAACCTCTTCATCTAAGTGTGAAGCGTTGATTGGGTCCAATCCATTACGTTTAATTTTTGATATTGCTTGTATAAGTTCAGCATTTTCTTCCATTGCGATAGTTAACATATGCTGATTACCCCACATCTCGCATACTTTTTCGAGTGCAGGACAATTTGACACAAGCGTATCGAATACCTTATTTAATTCCTGTGGATCCATTTACTTTCCTCCTTAATCAACCAATAGCATGATTGCGTGTCCTCTTGGCGAATCATTTACTTCAATATGAGTTACTAACATATCTCCATAATGGTTATCCATGAATGTGTCACTATGAGTGATTTCCCATTTTGTTCCTTGTATACAAAAATTCCAACTTTTACATCTGATATCAACGAGTTCATCTTCATCAACTCTTGTCAACATTTCATTTACTCTCATTTCTTAAAAATCCCCTTTCCTTCAGTTCAGCAATAGTCATTTTTCTTAGAAGAGGTTCGCTGTTAATTCTGTTAAAATCTTCAAGAAGTTCATTGTATTTTTTGTTAAGTTCTCTATTTTCTTTCTTTAACTTTGCCCAATCATAAGAAAGTTTGTCATGCCCTTCATAAAGATCATCATATTCTTCTTGCAGCTTCTCTTTTTCAAGTTGCATCTGTTTAATGTAAATCTTAGTTGCACATTCTACGATCGTACTTTTCAATCCGTCATAATCAAGGCCATGAATGAATTTGTTATATGCTGAATCTGATACCATATCTAATATTTCTTTATAAATCACTCTCAACCACCTCACATTTATCTAAAACATCTTGAATTGATGTAGGTTCTGAGTCTTCCCATTTGATAAATGGGAATAAATTAACAAATATATTAAGGTTTTGCATCCCTGTGCTAATATCCCAAGCACCTAATCCTTTCTTGGGCTTCCTTTTGTAAATGTAAATATTGTCGCTTTTTTCACGTACAATAAATCTATATTGTGTCTTTTCAAGAAGATGTTTTAAAACATCATGCTCAAATCTAGTTAATTTGATAGGCTCTTTGTACTCTGATAAGAGCCACTTAACTTTAATATTCGAGCAGTGATCTCCTGCTTCGTGAAAGAAACAATCATCACAAACACCAAGGCATTTCTTAATTGTATGCTTATCCTTGCTCATTGAAAAATCAAAAACAGCATTTGAATTTTCTAATATTTCTTTCTTAAATCTTTCTGCATTTAACATTTTCTTTTACCTCACTCTTTTGTGCTTTTGCGTTTGCTATTAGCGAAAGATAGAATTCCACAATACCTTTATTAAGATTTGGTGCGTTTCTATGAATGCACTTGTTATAAAATTCTTGCACGCCATATCCTATTGCAGCTCTTTCCCAAAGATCATAGCCACCAACAATAATAGCGTTTGTGATTGCTAGGTCTAACGCTTCCTTATATAACTCAAGATAATGATTTTGACATTCTAAAACAGTATATCTACGTTTGATTAATGCATTTTCTTCTTTTAAATATTCTATCTTGCTTTCTAATTCGTTCACAAACTCGCCCGAATATGTAATTTCTTTTAAATTCTTTTTGTTCATATAATCATTCCCTACGTTCTAAAAATTCAATAGACATAATATTACTTGCTGTAATACCAATATCATCAATTCTGCCGCTGTGTTGTCTTTCAGCATTAAACACCCATTCATGAATAATTGATTTCGCTTCATTTTTTGAGATGCCAATGTTATATCCTCCGCAAAAATTACCTTTTACATATTTGGCTAAATTATCATCTGAAGGAATAACTACGTATCTAGATCCATCTACTAGATAGATATTTATTTGTTTAATATTTCCCATCAAGAGCACCTCTAACCTTCTCTAACTTTTCTGTTAGCTCTCTATTATCACACTCAGCAGTTTCTAAATCATATTCAGTGTCAGCGAGAGCGTCTCCTAAGTTATCACAATATTCTTCTAACGTTTTGATATATCCATCTTTGTCAAGAAGACTGTTGCTTACGTTATCATATCCGATAAAGTCTTCTTGCTGTGGTCTCTTTAAATTACTAACATCATACTTACTGTCTGGTTTTTTGATCCACTTGATGAAGTTCTCTTTTGATTTCATTGGGCAGTCTTCCATACAGAAAGCTTCATCATCTGCACATTTTGGTGCATTACATGAACCATTTAAAAATTCAAGGAATGATCCACATAAATAATTCCCATCAACTTCAATATTTGTTAGAAAGTCAGCGACTGCTTCTAGTTTTTCCTCACTCACAAGTTCCATGCTTTTCTGTCTCCTTTCTCAGTTCTTCCTCTTTCTGGATTGCCCTTTCTATTTCTCTATTGATTTTTAACTTTTGATAGCCTCTGACTTTATCAATATCCAAGTAGCCTAAACATACTAACTCAGCAATACAGATAAGCACATCAGCTACTTCTTCGTGCAAATTTTCTTCATATTTATCATGAAATCCATATCTTTTTACTTTTGTAATAGATTGGATTAGTTCAGCACACTCTTCTGAAGTAATGGTTAGAGTTAAATCATCACTATTAATATTTGCAATTTTATCTAATTCTAAAATTCTTTCTTGCGGATATTTTAATAATTCTACCAATCTTCCGATTTCTTTAAACATCTCTTATCCCTCCAATACAAATGTGATCAACTGAGCACCTAGAATATTAGCTAAGGTTTCAGCTTCTAATTCGTCAGCAAATACTTTTGCCTTTTCTGCATTTTCTTTTAAAGTGACTGAATCACTTGATGTATTAGTTACATATAATTTTCCTAATTTTACCAGATATAATTTTTCCATTTGTTTTTCTCCTCTTTCTTAGGATATAAAGTCAGCACTGCATACTGCTCTTGTGCATATGCTTCATATCCTATAACTTGATATTCATTTTTTAACTGTTCGATTAAATCCATTAACTGCTGCATGGAATAATAATCGACTTTCTTATATACATATTTCATAATTCCTCTAATGAGATGTAGATTCCTGGAACGGCGCTCCAAAATTTTTCAATTACTTCAGAAGCTACCCTTGAATCATTAGTGTAGAAGCCTAACTCTTCTAAGATGTCTTTCAACATCTTATTTAAATTATCAGTATCAGGCTTTGTGTATTTATATTCACCGTCCACTTTGTGACTCTTGTTTAAAGGAAAGCACCATTTAACAATCAACTGGCAAGCGTGATCAATTGGAATGCTAGGAGCGTAAGGTGCGATTGCATCTCTTAACTTAACGTATGCCTGCTTCTGCTCAGGACTTTTATATACTCCATATCTCCCGATTCTATGTTCCTGTGCTGTAATTGTCGGAGGAATCATTTTTATAAAAAACTGCATTGTTTATACCTCAATTCTTTCAAAAATCACTATTTACTTGATAATGTTCATATATATAGGGGAGAGTTTCTGAACTCCCCTATATGAATATGAATCATTAGCAATAGTGAGGCTCTCATATATATATTTATATATAGTGTGAGAGTTACATGTGAGAGTTCTTTTTTATAACACCTTTTGTGTATTCAAACCCTTCTAAACTTCCTTTTTTTATCCACCTTGGCACAGCAACAGTTATTGCGCTGTACGTCTTTCCCATCATGAGTCCACTTTCAGCGAGTTCTTTTACAGTAACCTGACCATCATGATTTAACTGTTCGAAAGCATTTAAGAATAATTCAATATTTTCATCTTGCTTTTTCTTATTAGTCTCGTTCATCTTTTCGAATTTAGATTTTTTCTTTGAACCTTCAGGACGGCACCCCTTTAACAAGTTGCCACTATCCAGGAAATGAACAGGATATTTGAAGAAGCAGTTGATAGGGTCAAATGTAGCGAATTCTCTAAGAGTTCCAGAAATCTGAAGGGCAGTAATATGTTTAGCTGCATCAACTTTTAATTCAGTTAGATACTGCAATTCGTTCATCTGCTCGAATCCAAGCATTTCAGCACAGTAATCATTCATTGCTTCAAAATCATGATCATCTGTTTTCTTAGTCTGATAGATGTATGTCTTCCACTTCGGAACATACTTGTTAAGTACAGCATGCATTGCTTCAACTCTTGCTTCATTGATAAAGTGTTCTTTGACTTCTTTATTCATATCCAACTCAATCATATCTAGCAGCGCATCAGGGTCTCTTGCAAAAACTCCTGAACCGCTTGCTCTGTCCATTGACTTCTTGCCACCCTGAGCACCCTTAGAATGGTGATGTGCATAAATTACTGAAGCGCCAAGCGCATCTGCTATCTTATCAAACTGATTACAGAACTTAGCCATTTCACTAGCACTGTTTTCGTCTCCAGTAATGACTTTATAAATAGGGTCAACTACTACAGCGATATATTTTTTCTTTTCTGCTCGTCTAATCAGTTTTGGTACTAACTGATCTAGTGCAGGAGTCTTCCCTCTCAAGTTCCAGATAAAAATTCTATTTGCATTATTGGGGGTCAATCCTAAAGTCTGATAGACATCTTTAAATCTGTGAAGACATGAGGCTCTATCCAATTCGAAATTGACATATAACACATCCCCTTGCTTGCATTGTCTGCCCATCCATTTTGTGCCTTCTGCAATAGCGATACATAATTCTATCAAAGAGAACGACTTACCACTTTTTGAAGGACCGACCAATAGCATTTTATGACCTTGTCTTAAGATTCCCTCGATTAATTCTTCTGCATAATCAGGAAGATTAAACAATACATCAGCCAAATTTTCTTCGTCGGGTAAATCATCATTCATTGACTCGACCCATTCAACCCAGTCTGACCATGTCTCTTTTCCTGTATTGGTTTCAATGATGAACTGCTTATGATCGCCACGAATACATCCAGGCATTCTTGAAAGTCTTGATGGATTCTTATTTTGGCTATCGACTTCAAGCCCGTTCTTGTCGCATATTTTATATAAGTAACTTACACGCTCTCTATATTCTTTATTGTCGGAAGCATCAACTTTAACGATAGCGTGTATTGATTTGGCACCACTATATACAACTGCTGCAACAGGCAGTTCTAACTGATGGATAATAGACAACTGCTTTCCGATATCCAAACTGTCAGATTCTACAAGAGCGTATTTGAATGATGCTATATCAGTATTTCTAACACCTTCACCATTTAATGGATTGAAACGAATCCATGCACCTGCTGCTTGATTGTAGTCTCCAATCACTGCTCCAATGTCACCATTGCATGAATGAAGTCCTTCAACAATCTGCCCTGCTGTCATTCTGAAGTTTCCGCGGTTTCCAGGAATGAACTTCCCTTTTTCGTTTTCTATCGAGGAAACCACAAAACCAACATACTCGTCTGTGTCGAACAGAGTAGTTAAGTATCTGATTAACTCATTGGCTGGATTCCAATTCGAATCACTAGGCTCATGAAGTTCAATACTATCTATAGAGTCCTTATCTATAATATTGCCAATTTCATCTTCCCAACCAAGAACGCCTTCATTAGGATCTATCTTTTTTTGAGGAACGAAACCACCTTTTTTAGCATAATCGAAGATTGTTCCACCTGTGACAATATCCCCTGCCGTTTCATTGAAGGAATTCCATTTTGTGAAGCACTCTCCTCTTTTATATCTTTCAGAGTCCTGAGCACTCCAGGAATCCCAGTCGCTTGCTTCATATCCTTCGTGCTTGAGGGCCATTCCAACATTTGTCCATTCCTGGTAGGAGAGTTCTGAAGGGTTGATATAGTCAAGTAGCTCTAATAGATTGTATTGTTTCATTGTTATTCAACTCCTTCTGGCTTATAAGTAGAAGCTTGTATCCCTTTTGGAAGTCTCCAGTTATTTGCGGAAATTCTAGAAATCATAGAATTAGCATCCTTGAACTTCCAAGTTCCGACATTTCTAAATCCTTTTCTTTCGAGGAATCTCACTTGCTTTGGAGTAGCTAGTCCCTCTTTACTTCTTAACTTCAATCTATCAATCAGCATTGAAGCATATCCAGCATTAGGAACTTCATTGGACTCAATTCCATGTGCTTCTAAATACTTTAATTGCTTTTCATTTGCTGGAGCACACTCCCAGCCAAAAGAAGGAACATAATTCTGTAAGTCTTCAGCCTGTATACTCATTGCATATTGCAATGGATCAACCAGCTTCTTCTTGCGTTTTCTCATTTCTTCTAGCTGCTTAGCAAGTGCTTCTTCACGTTCTTCTTGGACATCCTTCAAGGCTTCTTCTTCGGCCTCTTGAATATCCATCTCAATTCCTGCGCTGTCTTCTAAGTTCTTAGTCATTTTTCTAGCGACTTCATCACTGTTACAGATAAGTGATGCCGGATGACATAATTCATGTCTTTCACTGTGCCAGAGGAAATCCAATAAAAGTAAATCTTTCTTTCCTGTCTGAGGCGAAAGCCTTGTACCTCTTCCAACCATCTGAGAATAGAGACTTCTTACTTTTGTTGGTCTTAGTACAATGACACAATCAACGTCAGGGCAATCCCATCCTTCTGTTAATAACATAGAGTTGCAAAGGACATTGTATTTATTTTCCGCAAAGTCTTTTGTGATCTCATTTCTATCTTTGGAATTACCATTCACTTCAGTGGCTTTGAAACCATGCTTATTTAAAATTTCAACAAACTTTTGAGATGTTGAAATCAGTGGAAGAAAAACAACTGTTTTTCTATTCTTGCAGTACTTTTCCATTTCGCTGGCAATACCTTCAAGATACGGATCTAGTGCACTACCAATATCACTCGCTTTGAAGTCTCCAGCGCTCATTGAAACGCTTGATAAATCCAAAGTCAGTGGTATAGTCAATGCCTTAATTGGAACTAGATATCCACTTTTAATTGCTTCTGGTAAAGTATATTCATATGCCAATGTCTGAAAGTAAGAGCCTAAGTTCTTCATGTCTCCCCTGTCAGGAGTGGCAGTTACTCCAAGAACTTTTGCACTATTGAAATATTCCAACACTTTCTGATACCCATTACTTAAAACGTGATGGGCTTCATCGATGATTATTGTGTCAAAATAATCTTTCGAAAACTTATGCAATCTTTTGTCACTCTGTAGTGTTTGAACACTTCCAGTAACAATTTGAAACCATTTGCCAATACAAGTCTGTTCAGCTTTTTCGACTGCACATCCAAGTCCTGTAACTTTTTTTATTTTGTCAGATGCCTGTTCTAGCAATTCGCCTCTATGTGCTAAAATAAGAACCTTATCTCCTCTTTTAACACAGTCCTCAGCCACTTTTGCGAACACTATTGTTTTTCCACAGCCAGTGGGAAGAACGAGAAGGGTTCTTTGAGTTCCCTTCTCTTCCCACTCTGTGAATATGGCATCATGAGCCTTTTGTTGATATGGTCTTAATTGCATTATTTCCAGCTATTGTTTCCCCAGGTCTGTGGCTGAGTTGGTGCTGGAGTATCACTGATCACGAATTCTTTTACATCATTGTAAGTTGAATCGTTATATTCTCTATGAGAGATTTTAACTGTTCCTGTCTTACCAACAATTCCATTCCAATCTGGACGGAACGGAACTCCTTTCTGTTTCATTCCAATACACTCGAAGAATTGAGAAATCTTCCACTCAAGTGATTTATGAAGAACCAAAGAAGTAGTCACTTTTACTTCTTTTCCTTCATAATTGATTGTTAGAGTGATGTCAGCCTTATTGCATACAGGAAGTTTTCCTTTGCCTGAAGTTTTAGATCTAACAAAATTATCTTTAATGATGAATTGATAAGTTCCGACAGGTAATAATGTGTATTCCTTGGCTTCAGCAGTGATTTCATCATCCCAGCCCATTGCACCATCATTTTGATTAGCTTGGTTATAATTATTCTGATTGAAGTTGTTTTGATTGTAGTTATTAAAATTGTTATCCATTTCTTAATCTCCTTTTTTTAAAATTGCATTTCTGTTTCTGTGATAAAGTCTTTTAAGTTGCTCCAATTGCTAGCAATGAATTCCCAGAAGTCATTAGGCATATTTTCGATTGGAGTATCTTTTGGGAAGAATCCCTTTAAGAAGATGACTTCCTTCAATTTCTCAATTGAAATATTGTCACATCTCATCAAGTCTTTTACTTTAGAAGGAATCTTCTGATATTCTTCAGACTCAAAATCAATAGCACCACAGGCTTATTTTCTTTAATCTGTGGTTCTTTTGGTTCAACAGGTACATTTACCTGTGTTTGTGGTCTTTCGTTTACAGGAATGCTAGAAACATTATTCAACGGTTCTTCAATGATTGGCTTAATGACTTTATAATCAAAGTCGCACATTTCTGGAAGATCATCTCTGTTTTTGGCATCCCAACAAGCGTTATGAACTGTATACATTACTCTTCTGTTTCCTGATACTTTTGTTTTGCCTTTTTCATCTTTTGAGACGAATGTCTGATAATTCGCAAATAGAACCATATCTGCCCATTCTTTTACAAGAGGTGCAGTCTGTGAAGCAGTCTTCTTTCCTAGCTTCAATTCATATCTGTCAAAAGCACCACTTTCATCTGGCTTTTCAAATTTTCTGATTTGAGCATGAGCAGTAAGAACGACATTCACTCCACTTTCAATTACATTTTCTAATCTATTGAGAAGTCTTCCGACCTCTTCTTTCGTGTAGACGTAGCCGTTTCCGTAACCAAAATCTTCAATGCCTTTCTTTTGATATTTATTGCATATATCCTGAACGATTAATGATTCTCCCCAGTCGATTGAATCAATGACTAATGTTCTACAGATAGATGTATTATTCTGAATGATGTAATCAATCTCCTGTTTGAGCATTTCATAAGATGTTGGCTTAGGAAGTCTCTTAATATCCAATGATCTTGTGGATCCTTCCGTGTCAATAAATAAAGGGTCAGGGAAATGAGAAGCAAAGGTTGACTTCCCAATTCCTTCAGGACCATAAACGACTACTTTATAAGGCTTCTTGATTTTTCCTTTTGTGATTTCAAAATTCATTACCACTTCACTCCTTCCCAAGAATTAGCAACTGTTTTTGTCTCTTCTTTTGCTTCTTCTTTCTTTTCTTTTTCTAAATTATTTTTGGCAACGTAGCCGTCTTCGATAATGATTGAACACTCGTCACCAGTACTTACTCTCGTAGCAATAGCCTGTAATCTTTCAGATTTTAGCCAAGTGCCAAATTCCTTGAGTGTGTTCATGTCCATCTGCTCCAATTTATCCAACAGGATAAAGCCGCAATTAGGATTGATTTTTCTGCAGATAGCAGTAGCCACTTTTAGCTGCTGTGAACCGCTCATGTTATCCCATTCTTGACCTAGATAAGTAATTTTTCCATCTTCAATTCCTAGCCCTTCAAGAGGTAGATCAGCATTATTTAATAAGCTAGCCTTTTCTTTTCTAATGTCTTCTAACTCCTGTGACTTAGAAGCATATTCCTTTTTAAGATCATTAGCTTCTTGCTCTGCTTTTTTCTTTTCTAGGTTCGTACGAACCTTGATGTTTATATCATCAATCTCCTTGATACTTCTTTCAATTTCATCTGTAGGATTGTCTACTAGACTAGACACTTCAACAACTGCCTTATCTCTTTCTTTAATTACTTTCAAGTATTCTTCATTAAGCGCTTTTAACTGTCTGTCTAAATCTGCCATCTTTTCTTCAATGGCTTTTGATTTAGATTTACACTCAGCGAGGTATGCTCTTTTTCTTTCATTGCTTCCATTAATAGCTAGCATTTCCTGCTGCTTGGCGATTAA